GACAAACTGCCCGCAACTATTGACTTAGGGGAGGGGGTGACGGGGGAGGTTAGGGTTTCCTCTAAGGCTTGCCGTTTAATCATGCTCCCTGGCTCACTTGTCACAAACAAGAATGGTAAGCCTGCGAAGTACCAAATTCTAACAGGCAGCTTGAACCCTAAAACCCTGACCCATCCACCAGATTCCCTCATGGCTAGGCTTGTGGCTCGAAAGGGCCAAGGTGTAGCAACCGAACCGGGTAACAAGCCAACCGAGGTGATGCACTTCATCTCTCTGCTAGAGCGTTTAGACACGATTCCCGAGGGCGATCGGAATAACTTCGTTGCTCGGATAGGTCAAATCCTGGGCAGATTGCACCCAGGCAGCAGCTTCGACGCGGATCTACTCTCCCCTATCTGGACACAGCTTAGCCCAAAGCTAGGCCCATCATTCGAGCAGGGTGAGTTCAAGGTGGCGCTGGCCTCTGGCTGGTCAACCGGGAGCAAGAACGGCGTCAAGTTTCAGGCTAGGGAAAAGCACCCTACCGTTACCGATGTCCGGGCAGAGTGCGAAGGCGTTTTCGGCAGCATTCCCTGGATGGTTGAGGTCTGGGACAGCACCGGCAAGCTAAAGGAAACCCTAGTAGGCTTCGGCGGCTCAGCCAAACGGCGGAATGAAGCTAGCCGAGTAGCTACGCTCAAGGATTTGCGCGATGTGCTACCAACACTAACGCGTCTCGCTAGCGCCTCAATGGATACCGTAGCTCGCAGCCCTCTGTTTGTTCAGCCGGGATGGTCGAAGGTGTTGGACTTCATGATGAACACCGAAAAGGGTGTGGATCACCTTGGGGTTCCCGTAGAAGAACGCTTCTGGGAAACCCTTAATGAGTGGGCGAAGATTGCTGCGGGAGACCTACTCTTCCTTGAAGCCTGGACGGAAAAGCGGCCCCCTGGAAGTGCAACACCCTTCATTGTGTGGCCCCTGACAGAAGAACAGCCTCCGGCAATCGTATTGCCACCGCTGCTACAAGAGACGCTGCTGACTCAGCTTGGAGATATCCCTAAAGCCAAGCGCCTGGTGTCTAAACACCTCATCACCAAAACGCTAGTCGGCATGCGCTCTGGGCAAAAGGTTTGGGTGTGCCCTCTAAGTCAATTACCCACAGAAACTCAGGAATACATTGGGGCACAATATGAGCAGTTCGTCCAGCGCAAAGTCAACAACGAGTAGCGTTTACATCTACGCTTTTGATGGCCCTCCGGGTACAGGGAAAACGCGCACCATCATTGAAAAGGCAGGTAAATGGCTTGAAGGAGAGGGTGCCGTTGTCGTTTATACGAACGATGCGGCAGCCGTACTCCAGCAGCGCGCACCAGATATCCCGTCTGGTACGGTGTACTCCTTAACTTGGCCGTATGTAAAAGCGTACCTAAAGGGTGCGAAGGTCAACTCTGCACAAAGCTCCAAGGTATACGGAGCCCGAAGGGTACACCATATCTTCGACCCAGCCCTAGGGCAGTATGTCGAGGATGCCCCGAGCAACCGCGCCCCTACACGACAAGATGAGCTAGCCAAGAAGCTACATGCTTGGGCTGGAGGAGACCCACCGTTTAACTTAGACAACGAGCAGCCAAGTGGAGCCCTGAAGTTCCTCTTGCCCCTAGCTCGTTGGCTGCATGTGGGTGCCCCAATGCCCGAGGTTGACAAGTTCGACTCCCTAATGATAGACGAGGCTCAAGACATGAGTTGGGTGGAGCTTCGATCTGCGGTCGCAATGGTCAAGCTAGGGGGAACCGTTCAAGCGTTTGGCGACCCTGGGCAGTCTGTCTTCGGCCCCGCAAAAGGCATGCTGGGTAGCTCCATGCCACCTGTTTGGTCTTTAGCAGCCGAGCATGTCGTGCTGGATAAAGGCTGGCGGGTGGGCGATCCTGTCGCCTCTGCCGCAGCCAAGGTGCTTCAGTCCTATTACGATAGGCCAGCGAAAACCTTTAGGGCTGACCATCCAACACAGCTACTAGCTTGGGATTCCAGCGTTCCACCGCTACGCGGCTTGGTTATGGGTTATTCCAGGCGGAATGTAGCCAAGGCTTTTCGGAATTGGGGTCTGCGTCAGACAGGCATTACACCTAAGGTAGCCATTGCGGATACTGAATTGGTACTCAGTACCGGACACGCAGCCAAAGGTGCAGAGGCGGACGATGTTTACATCCTCCCTTGGTCTAGGGAAGCTATGCGTAGATTCGAAATGAGGGATCCCGCAACTGTACGCCTGCTCTATGTCATGCTAACAAGAGCAAGGCGACGAGTATTTCTTCCTCGCGGTCTAAAGGCTAGACTTCCTCGATGAGCTACCACCAAATGCGTTTAGATGACATCCTTACTGAAGCCTACGCCAAGGCACTTCGGAGGCAGGCTAAGTTTACACCTAAAACGCTTTGGGCAGAGGCTCCCCCAGGGGTGCGGCCAGTAATGGCGTACACCAGGAAAGTACCCTGGCAAGGCTGCGTTCGCCGCCGTCGAGGCTACCTCATAGCTGCGAAACCAGAAGAGTTCAAGCTGCTCTCTCCACTAGGGGGGCAGCTAAGCAAAGAGGTAAGTGAACGCCTAGAGGAGCGCTGGTTAAGAGGTGCCATGTGGCTACCTCTGCGCCTAATAGCCGTAGCAGATAGCTGCGATTGGCGAGTACAGGATAGCCCCGACCACCAAGTTGCCACTTTCTTAGAGGGTAAGGGGATTCCTACACTCTACGCTCAGGTATTCGAGAAGGAAGACTTCCCTGCTACAGAAGAAAAGTGCAGGCTGTTTAAGCGAGGCATTGAAGGCTTCGGCAAACGCGTCGAAGTCTCTTACGCAACCATTGTTGTTTGAAGGAGATGAGATGAAGGTTCAAGATATTGTGTCCCGCCACGACCCCGATCGCTGTTCGATAAGGCGTTGCCGCAAAGAGGTAGTGATTACCTACAACGAGGGCGCAACAGAGATCAATACCAAAACCCGAATGGCCTTTTGCGAGGCGCACCATTCGGCTTTCTGCAAAATGTTAGATGCGCAACGCTGTGCTTAGCAATGCGCTTTGGTTTCTAGGCATTTGGATTACCCTTTCGTTTGTCCTTGGACATCTTTTTGGCCGCTGGCTAAAGGTTAGTAAACCTAAATGGAAATAACGATTCACCGTTTGGGCAGGGAGGAACTGCTTAAAACATTCACCGCCTCTGAAGCCAAGCGAAGGCCGCAAGAGTGGATTCTTGATACCGAAACTGATGGCCTTGAGGTGCTGGGGCCGGAGTCTAAACACTCTGCCTGGTACATCGGGCTAATGCCTTTCGGTACTCCGCATGTCTTCATCATCAGCATTGAAGAGTACCGAGAATGGGGACTCGCTGAATGGTTTAAAGACATGCGCTTCATTGGCCACAACCTGCGCTTCGATTTCCATGCGCTAGACTTGCAGCCCAAACAGCTTTGGAAAGACACTATGGTTGCGGCCTACTTCAACCATACAAGCGGGCGGCGATCGATGGATCACATTGCCCGAGTAAACGGTTGGGAGAACATACCTACCCCCGACTTACTCAAGCAGGGCAGGATAGGAGAAATTCCAAAGGAAGAACTGTTCGAGTACCTGGCCAACGATTGCCTACTCACGGCAAAAATGGCGAAGAGAGTGTCTGTAATTGGCGCTAACCAATTAGACAGGCGGGTAGAGCAAGCCGTTTACAACATGGAGTGTAGGGGTGTTCGCCTACTAACGGAGCAGTTCGACCTTGTTCAGCATGAACTGGAAGAGATTTTAGAGGAGCGCACCCTCGCCCTTAGAAGCGAAGGGATGCACGACAATTTAAACTCACCTATCCACATGTCTGCTTGGCTGTTGAGTAAGGGTTGTCGCTTACCGTATACACCTAGCGGCCAACCAAGCACGGCTAAGATAGTCTTACAGCAACTAGCAGACGGCGGAAACCGTTACGCACAGCTTATCTTAGACTACCGAAAAGCTGTTAAGCTCAAGACCTCCTTCATTGAGCCGCTGCCTAAGCTTACGCAGGACGGCATCCTGTACCCTAAGACAAACACAACCCGCACCAAGACTGGCCGCTTCTCCTGCGACACGCCTAACCTACAGCAGATCCCTAAGCGGGGACCGTTAGGTAAGGCGATCAGGGGCTGTTTAACCTCCGCAGATAATACCGGAGTCATTGCTTGCGACTTCAGCCAAATAGAGTTACGGGTGGCAGCAGCCTTCGCTGAAGAGGCGGTCTTGCTAGAAGCTTTTGAGCAGGGGAACTGTCCCCATACACAGGTAGCAGCAAAAATGGTGGGTAAGACTACGGACCAAGTTACACCTGACGAACGCTTCAAGGCTAAGGCGGTGAACTTCGGCATACTCAATGGGATGGGAGCCTCCCGATTAGCGGTCGAGCTAAAGACAGACCGCTCAGTAGCTACCAAATTCCTCAACGATTACCGCCGCAACCTGCCCCAACTTTACAGCTGGATGGAAAGCGTGTGGCGAGAGGCTGAAGCCTACCAATTAGCGCGAACGGTTGAGGGGCGCACAAGGATCTTCAGCGTCAGGGAAGAGACTAGGCCAGCCGTTAGTGTCATTGTGCAGGGATCGGCAGCCGAGCTAATGCGCCATGCGCTAGTCGCAGTAGAGCAGGCGGGTTTAAACCCCTTCCTCTCTATCCACGATGAGATCCTAATCCCAGGAACGGAGAAGTACGACTCGCTTGAAAGATTAGAAAATCTCCAAGAAGTCATGGAAACGGCAGCTAATGCGGCCTATCCTGAGGTCTTCTCATCTGTTCAATTCTCCGCTTCCGCCAATTTCGGAAGTACTTGGGGCGATGTCTGACCCGAATCCCGAAAGCATTTCACACCTAATCGACCGACGCATACGAGATGCGTTAATGGAGATGGGTGATCGTCCACCCAGGGACAAAGAAGCCCTGGCTGGGACCGTAGAGAAGCTTCTAAAGGCTAAACCCTTGGCAGCCGATCACGGTCTAAACCTACTCGAAATACTTACTAACCTTGATCGAGGTCCAAAACCTCTAAAGGATCCAGAAGATGACTGAGTTTGATCCCGATACGCTGTTGAACGCCACCATTACCGAAGCGGAATTCGACGGCAAGCGCCCGAGAACCCCTGAGGGTGCTTACCCGAACTGCACCGTTACTGATGTGAGGGCGTTTGAACCTCACGAAAAGCAGCGGGAAAAGGGTATCGAAGCCCGCTTCCTGATTACCTTTGACTGCTCCGACTACGACGGAGAACTGTCTACCTTCATGAACTACAAGCGGCCCCTGCACGCTAGGGCCACTTACACCAAGCTGATGAAAGCCGTATGGCCGGACAAGGAAGTGGCCATCACCAAGACGGCCCGCGACCTCATCGGTGAGACGGTTAGCGTAAATGTCTTCCATGAGGAAGGCGACTTCGGAGAGTGGGACGAGTTCCGATTCACCCCCTGTAAGTAACCCTGTAACAAGCCTCCCAGGATTTGGCATTGGCCCCCCTCTAGAGTACTCTAGTACAGTGGACCATATAAGGCGCTCCTGGGAGGCTATTTCCCCACAAATTCCTATGTCTGACGACCTTACCGGACGCGTTATCTATGACGCCGCAATCGTGGCGCTTGGAAACGACACCTTTCTCTATATCCCTTGCGAGGATGGTGGCCGTTTAATCCAGACCAACCAGATCAAATCGATCGTCCCTGATTATAGAAGGGGCGGCTCAATGGTTTTTCTAGCCGGAGTAGAGAAGGCTCTCTCCATTTCCCAATCCTCAGATGACATTGTAGATAGCCTCTTAGCTGCGGGCTAAATTCCATGACTAGCACAAACACCCTAAGGCTTCCCATACCGGAAAAGCCTTACCCTGATTGGTCTCGTTTCTTGTCAGCCGTTTGGCTTCACGGTATCTCAGTCAAGCACATTGATCCCCTTGCGGTTAGTGAGCATGTTGACCGGGCATCGGAAAGCATTAAGGAGGCTATGACACGCCGAAGCGAGGCAAATACCATCCGACCCTCTGCCTTCATTGCTTGCGCAAGGCAGACATACTTTGCCGCTACCGGCAGCCCATCGGGGGGAATGCCCGATAACATCGGCCCTACCTTTGCAATCGGGCACCTACTGCACGAACTTTCCTACGCCGCTATTCGCTCCGCGCTACCTAAAGGCTTCGAGGCAGAGATTGAGAAAGAAGTAAACCTGCCTAATTGGTGGCCGGATGATTACAGCCGATTCAACCAGTCTGGGCATGTAGACATGCTGCTCACCGTTTCGGATCCAGCAGCCCACGAAGCCTACTTAGGTACAGAGCAGCCGCACACCATGCTAATCGACTTCAAGACGATGGGCGGCTACTCGTACAGGAAGCACGGTAAAACGATCTTTGGTGAAGACCCGGATGCCTTCGGCTACCTAGCCCAGCTGGCCGTATATTCCGATACCTTAGGTACTACGGAAGCTGGCGCAATCATCGCAGGTATAAACCGCGATTCCCTTACCCAACCGCTATTCCCCCGCTACATTACCGCACAAGCTCTTAAGGATGAGCTAGCCCGAGTGAAGGTAGCGATCGACATGGCCCTAGAAAACGAAGACCCTGGAGAAGAGTTCCTAATTAGACATGACAAAGAAGCATACTTCCAATGCGGACGAGGCGGCAAACGAGGATTCTGCGCCTTCCGAGACATCTGCAAAGCAAACCCAACCCGAGAATTCTAGCGATTCGGAAGAGCGTATAGAGATCGGTAGCGCCCAACCTGAAGACCTAGCTAAGCTTATGGAGATCATGCCTGACCTCGACTTGGTTAAGATTGGACTTGTCGCAATGGCGATACTCCACCAGAGGGCCGCAGATTTCGAAGAGGACCAGCAACTTTCCCGCTCGAAGGAGGAAGATGAAGTTAGCTGAGATTGAGCAGCTAGTCGAGGAACGGGGAAAGCAGTACGGTTCTCCGCATGAGAACCATGCGCGAACCGCAAAGCTCTGGAATGCTTACCTAGCTTGCCGCGAAAATAAACCCCTGACCCCGGTAGACATTTGCTTCCTAAACATTCTACAAAAGGTTTCTAGAAGCATGAGCGAGGCTGGCGTTACCGACGACACCATCGCAGACATCGCGGGCTTTGCCCAAAACATCGGGCTACTCCTTCAGAACGATAAGCGACCGAATGTGGGCACACACTAAAATGTGTAGCTTGCCGCTACTTACCGCGCTGCTCTGCCTTGTTGGCACCTACCACTATCAGTAGTTGCTATAGCGAGGGATGCGCTACAGAGGCTACTGCCCCCCACGATTTAGCGGAGTCGTGGGGGGTTTTTCTTTTCGCGCGCGGGCGCGTTCACTCCGCTCCCGCTCACGCACCTGGGCAGGTGTGATGTTTAAACGCAGAGCATATTTCTCTTCGTGAATGATTACGCGCATCTCATCTAGCAGCGCAAAGCGGCGAAAGTTGAAGGGTATCTCTGGCACTAGGAACTGCTGTAGCGCCGCGAGCCTTGCCCTATCCCCCAACTCCTCGAAGCCGATACGGTGAACGCCTTCCGGCAAGTAACGATGCTCTAGGTGCAGGTTAGCCATGCGCTCGATCAAATCCTCTTTAGGAATTACAATGCCCAGCTTGCAGGCAGCTTCAATGGCATCGTTTAAATCCCGTTCTACGAGCGCGAACCTAGCCGCAGGGAATTCCGCTTCAAGCTCATCGAAGTAGTGTCCGCTACAGCTATCGGAAAGACCTAAATGGGTTGTCCCAGAGGGCGCTTCGTGGCCGAGCTTTCGCAGGTAAGCTTTTACACCCTTTGCCGTAGTCGCGTGCCTATGCCAAACATCGTGCAGGCAAAAGCTAGTCCCTGTAGTAAACCAATTTGCCAACCAGGCTGTCCTCGATCGAGGCAGCCCCATTATAAAAAAATATTTCATCTAGAATATTAGCCGGGAAGACCAGTTCGATTTTTCAAGGCGTTTTATCGTGACCGTTACTTTCAGGGTTCTTCTTCTTCGCTCATTTCACTTCCCGTGCTAGCTCGCGCAACTCCCTGAGGTAGATCGAGCCGCGCGAATGCAGTCGATCGATCTCACGATGCACCTCTTTATATGCCCCGGTCCTAGTAACA